TCTCTTATTTCTCCCCGATTGGTCAGATTTGATCCACCAACAACCGAAAGGCCTAGGTCATGACCCAAAACAAAACAGAACCGCCAGAGGATAAACCAATGGGCATCTACCTATCGTTGAACTCGGCACTCTCGGTAGCAAATTGGTTAGCCCCAACCGATGTTGCGGCGATGACATTAGCCAGGCGAATTGCTTTGGCATTAGATACGGCCTTTGACATGGGCGATCTCAAAGAGGCCACACCTTTAGCTGCTAAATACTTAAATGTCTTACAGCAGTTGCATCTCACAGTCGAAACACGAACACTAGGAAAACAGGGCGAGGAAAATGACGGGACTAACCATGTCGGAAACTATTTACGGCTACTCGAAACCAAGGATCGAAAGCCCAAGCCTAAACCTGCCCAGCGCAGGGCCAGTGGTAGCGCAACTAGCTGACGAACTTGGTGTGCCTTTGCTCGATTGGCAAAAGTACGTTTTGGATGATGCTTTGCAGATCCTGCCCAATGGTCGCTGGGCTAGGTCGCAGGTAGGGGTTCTCTGTGCCAGGCAAAATGGAAAAACGCATTTAATGCGTATGCGTATTCTTGGTGGCCTGTACATCTTTGGAGAAAAAAATGCAATCGCCATGTCCCAGACTAGGCAACTTTCACTAGACACTTTTAAGCAAACAGTCGACATGGCCGAGAGCCTGGATTGGATGCGAAAGCGGATTAAGCGAGTTTCCCGGACTAATGGGCAGGAGGAACTAGAGGTATATTGCCACCATTACCCAAAGTCATGTGGCGGCAAGTGTGAACGAATCCGCAAGTATTCGATTCGAGCAGCTACGAGCGAGGGCCCACGCGGCGCAACTGCCGATCTACTTTATGTTGACGAACTAAGAGAAATTGACGAATCCACCTGGGCAGCGGTTACGCCGATCACCCGAGCCAGACCCAATGCCCAAATCTTTTGGACTAGCAATGCTGGCGATTTAACTTCGACGGTACTAAATGAACAACGGCGCAGGGCTTTGACTTTTGCCAGTGATCGCATGGGGTACTACGAATACAGCGCGCCGGCAGGTTCATCGGTTGATGACATCGAAGCATGGAAGCACGCCAACCCAGCAATGGGTCACACCATTAGCGATCAAAACATCAGGGATGCCGCAACCTTTGACAGCCCAGATGCTTTCAAAACTGAAAGTCTTTCGATGTGGGTCGATGCAATCGACAGCCCTTGGCCAATGCAGGTGTGGAACGAATGCGAGGCAGACATCGCGCTAGAGGATGGCTTGCCAACTTGGATGGCAATGGATCTCAATTTCAATCGTGAGTTGGCTTGCTTGGTTACTTTGCAACAACGAGAAAACGGTTACGGCGTGTTTTTGCATGAATGGAAAAAAGAGGGTGGGATAAACGACTTGGAACTGGCTGGGGAAATAGCCGCGCTGACTCGTCGTTATCGCCCAAGGGTGCTGGCTTATGATCCAAATACTGCTGGCTACATTGCGCCAAGACTTGCCCAGGCTGGAATTCCGACAGCCCCAACCCCTTGGAACTCGGCAGGATTTTCGATCATGTGTGACCAGGCAATGAACGCAATGCAATCTCGGCAGCTGCTACATCCTGCCCAAGAAACTATGCACAGCCACTTGGTCAGTTGCGCTCGTCGCCCGGCATCGGATGGCGGATGGCGTATTGCTAGACGAGCCGCGCAAGTACCAATTACAGCTGCAATCGCTTTGGTTATGGCGGTGGGTCACGCCACCGAGCCACAACAAAGTGTGAGTATAGTAAGCGCATAACCCTGCCTTGGGTTCACCCGAGGTCGGCCAGTTATCAAAGAGGGATCAAGACCACTAGGACTAACTGGCCGATCTGTGTGACAACACGCGCAACAAAGTGACAAAGCCTGACAAATTACACGAATGTCATTTGCCTATGGTGTAATGACAAAATGGGATTCATAGATTTTTTGCTGGGTGCGCCCACTGAAAAACCACAGATCGAAGCGCGTGCAGGTATCGCCATCCCGTTTTATCAGGATGCGTATTTCACGCCTTTCAACACTTTCAGGGTTGACCGATCTAGCGCAATGCAAGTGCCAGCAGTGGCACGCGCTCGCAACATCATCGCTGGCACTATTGCAACCCTTGGCCTCAATTCCTACAACGAAATTACAGGGGCAAAGATCGAGGGTCGCGCAATACTAAAGCAGCCTGATCCAGCAATCCCACTAGCTGTAACTATGGCTTGGACAGTTGAGGACATTCTCTTTCATGGCCGATCATTCTGGCAGGTGCTAGAGGTTAACCCAGAGGATGGCCGACCAGTACAGGCTCGCCGTATCGACCCAACTCGGGTTACTTTTACAACTGATTTGAATACCCAAGAGATCGTTAATGGCTTTTACATCGAGGGGGGCTTAATGCCAGCCACAGGTGTGGGATCTTTAATCATGTTTAGCGGTATTGACGAGGGCATTCTCAACCGAGGTGGGCGCACTATTTCGACAGCTTTGAAGTTAGAGGAAGCCGTTCAGCGTATGGCCAGCGAGCCAAACCCAACAATGGTAATCAAGAATAGTGGCGTTGACTTACCGCCAGAGCAGGTGTCAAGCCTACTGGCACAGTGGAAGCAAGCCCGAGCCACACGATCAACCGCTTACCTATCAGGCCCGTTGGATGTAACTACTTTTGGCTACGATGCCGGACAAATGCAGCTGACCGAATCACGCTTGAACACCGCAGCTGAAATTGCGCGTATGTGTAACATCCCTGCCTGGTACATCAACGCCGAATCAGCCAGCGCGACTTATTCCAATGTAAGTCAGGAACGCCGAAGCCTTGTTGACTTTAGTTTGAAGCCGTTTATGTCGTGTATATCCGAACGACTAAGCATGAACGATGTCACACCGCGTGGCAGCGTTGTTAGATTTGATCTAGATGATTACCTACGCGGCAATCCACTAGAGCAGATCGAAGTCCTTGGCAAGATGCTTGACTACGGCTTAATTGATGTAGATGAAGCGCGTGAGGAAATGGACTTAGCACCGAGAGGAAACCCAGCAAATGCAACTTAGTTTTGAGGGCCAAGTATTAGCGGCCAATGTCGAGACGAGAACTATCAAAGGTTTGGTAGTCCCGTTTTCCAAAGTCGGAAATACATCGGCTGGCCCAGTACGTTTTGAGTTTGGCGCGTTTGGGGACATTGACCCAAGCCAAATTGTTTTGAACATGGAACATGACCGCACACGCCCATTGGGTCGTGGTATTGCAGGATCAGAGGAAGTAACCCCAGCAGGTATTTCTATGGCATTCAAGATTGCGCCAACGGGTGCTGGCAATGATGCATTGGTCGAAGCATCCGAGGGATTGCGCCCGGCATTTAGCATCGAAGCCAATGTTGGTGAATACACCATCGAAAAAGGCGTGATGGTCGTGTCAGCTGCAAAACTTGAAGCCGTTGCCCATGTAACAAACCCAGCATTCAAGGATGCTCAAATTTCCCAAGTTGCAGCCACAGAGGCTGATGAGGAAACCCCAGAAACCACCGAGGCGGAACAACCTGCCGAGGAACAACCACAGGAGATCACAGTGGAAGAAACAACCGCACCAGTGGCAGATGAAGTGACCGCAGCAGCGGTTGTTCATGCCGCAGCACCAGTGGCTTACGCAAAGCCTCGTTCACCAATTAACAGCCAGGCTTCATACCTGGAACACAGCATCAAGGCCAAAATGGGCAACCATGATTCAGCCCAGTATGTTATGGCAGCCGATGATTCATTCAGCACAAACCCAGCGTTTACCCCAGTGCAGTATGTAAACAGCGTTATCGATACATCCATCGGATCACGCCCAGCCATCGATGCAATTGGCTCACGCGCCATCACTGCATCAGGCATGGTTATCAGCCATCCAAAAATCACAACCAGTGGCACAGTAGCCGACACCAACGAAGGTGCTGGCCCATCAGAAACTGGCATCATTTCCTCATACGTCAACCTAGATGTAAACAAGTTTGCAGGAATGCAGCGTTACTCCGTAGAACTTTTGGAACGCTCATCCCCAGACTTTTTCCAGGCAATGGTCGACAACATGACACGCGCCTACAACAAGGCAACCGATGCAGCAGTCATCGCAGCTCTAACCGCAGGTGGAACACAAGCCACCGCAGTTGCAGCAACATCCGCTGGCATCATTTCCTATGTATCAACCGAAGCACCCGCCGCTTACCTAGCAACAGGTGAATTGCCAAGCGCATACATCGCTGGAACATCCCAGTGGTCATTGCTAATGGGTGCAACCGATACAACTGGTCGCCCAATCTACAACGCATACAACCCACAGAACAACGGCGGAGTCGCTGGCCCACAAAGCCTACG